TAGAAAAGGCGAATACGACATACGCCCAGAATAGTGTGATTACCATGTGGTTACAATAGTAAGAGTGTCAAGAGGATTTACAGGACGTAATTTCTCTGCTGAACAGAGACAACCATAGATCCCTACCTCAATGATTATCTCATGTAGAGATAACCACCTGCCCAACTTGCTTGATGTATACACTCTTCATATGAATTATCATCCAACAAGTTAAATCTAGCATGCTTTGCGGGACCTTGCCAACCTGCTGGTTTAAACACATCACCTGTTTTCTTATCTATAAATGCGTGAACGCTACTGTCTTTGTACTGATGTGTTGCGTACTGACCCATATCATCATACTCTTGCATCACTATCTTGTGATACTTACGACCTTCGTATGATTTAAACTTGTTTAGATTAGCAGTTCCGTCTTCTATTGCTGCTAGTGCTTCCTCATGATACGGAGAATAGTGCATTTCATCACGAAGTGAACTCTCATGTAATCTTATGCTATCATTCTCATAGTCTTTTTCTAACGCTCCACATAATATATCCACTCTACCCAATACTGTTAATTCCTTTGTTGTTAGTGTCTTAGGCATTGTGCTCCTTGATTGGTATGTACTTAGTATAACGGTAATTTGTTTGGAATGGTAGAAATACGTGCAGTTTGTAAACTGGCATACTCCTCACGCAATTCACACCCAAGATATGATCTACTATTCTTCTTAGCAACCATTGCTGTAGTTCCCGATCCCATGAATGGATCTAATATTATATCTCCCTTCTCACTACCTGCGAGTATACATGGTTCAACTAGATCCTCTGGATATGTTGCAAAGTGAGCACCTTTATATGGTTTTACCGTAACAGACCAAACAGATCGTTTATTTTTCCGTTCATAAGACTTGGTAAGACCACTATGAGGCTGTAAGCCAGTACCAGGATTATGGTACTTACCTTTAGTGCGGTTTCTTGTACCCCAGTCTTTTGCGGGTTCTTTAATTGCTTCATTGTCATAATAATACTTTTTACTCTTGCTCAATAGAAATATGTACTCATGTGCTTTAGTACATCTATCCTTGACACTCTCAGGCATAGGATTAGGTTTATGCCATATAATATCTTGTCTTAGATACCAACCATCCGCACGTAATGCGAATGCTAACATCCAAGGTATGCCTATCAAGTCTTTTTGTTTCAATCCTTCTAGTTTATTACCTCTAACTGGTGTGCTCTGTGGTAAATCCTGTCTAGTTTTAGATACTGTCTGTTTAGGATAGTTACCATCTGATCTGTAATTATAATATGAGTCACCAATATTCAACCATAGTGTACCATCATCCGTAAGACAATCACGGACTAATGAGAACACCTTGACCATTTCTTTCACATATTCCTCTGGACTCTGCTCCAATCCAATTTGACTATCTTGTCTAATAGCACCACACTTAGGGCAAACAGTTTTGTAAATCGCATCTCCCACTCCTGCCATTTCATCATGGTTCTTGTGACCTGTGTTACAATTCTCAGGTTTGACCTTTGTGTCTCTCCTATGATTGCAATTTGGGTCGCCACCTATCCATGTTGCTGTACCATAGTCACGTAGACCATAATAAGGAGGTGATGTTACACACATCCGTGCTTTTGTATCAGAGGTTGCAATTGTTTTGAGTGACTCACGACAATCGCCAAATAATATAGTGTCTTTCATTTAGATTTTGTTAGTATACTGCCAATCTTGGCGATATATGCAAAGGTTACACTGTCCTACACCATGTAGTGTATCTTTATCTTCCCATTGTTTAACGCATAGCGTGAAATATTGAGAGTCTATGAATGTAATGAAACCTGTCTCATGTAACAGTTCTCTTTTTACTTCCACACGATCTCCCACATTAAATGGGAAGTTGCTCATAGTGAACTACCACGTTGGAATTTTGCTATGTCTGATAATGTTATATCAGCAGCATATTCATATGATTTAGATTTAACATATGATTCTACCTTTGGTGGTTCATCAGGTAATTTACCTGGTAATCCTGTTTCAACATATGGACGAGGATTAATCATCTTCTCCACTAATGTAATAATGTCCTCACGTATTTGCATAAGTTCATCAAAGCAATGTTGATTATGAGCACAACCACGAAGGTCATGATCTGGTTTATGTAATGATTCTAAGAATAAACTCTTAGCACGTTCCCATTTCTCATATGAGGATGGTTCGTCTATTGATCCTTGATCTTTGGACATGGTTATAAAGACATAAGTTTTTTATAGAAAGGACCTACTACAACTCCTTCACTGTAGTGAGCATGTTCTTTGAGTAAATCCTTGTTTATGTAGTGAACTGTTAGGTCTGGATTGTCTATCCAATTACTGTAAGTCCATGAACAAGAGCGAACATATCTGTTCTTCTGTTCTTCACATATGCGTACAATTTGATCATTCAACCTTTCAGCGATTGATTCAAATTTAAACTCTACAACATATATTAACATACCATCAGCAAAAAGGGAAGAGATGATAGGTAAATTAACACTTACATCTCTTTCATATCTACTTCTGGTATAATCATTAAAACATCCACCACCATTTGTTCTCTTACCAGTATAGTTTTTAGGTTTGATTTCTTTCTCAACACCATTGATATCAATAGCATCACGACCTAATTTACCTGGTATAGTTTTACAACCTGCAACAGCAGCAGTTATCTGTTCACGTAATGTAGAACTATTTGGGTCACCCATATATTCTTTGTATAGTTCTTCAAATAGTTCTCCTTGATTCTTAGTTGGTTTACCCAAAGCACGATCTACTGCTAATTTGAGTAGTTTGGTTGAGAACATTATGCAACCTCCAAATCAGATAGGAAGCATTCAACTGTCATCATTTCATATTCAATGATGTCTGTCATAACAACAGCATAGTTGTTGATTGGTTCGCATACTACAACATGACCAGTAAGATCATCATGTATTTTTGACTTGACGTTAGTTCCAACTTTGATCATGATGTAATTTGTTTGTTATATGATTATTATAGCATTAAAAAACCCCCTGTGAAGGGGGTATGTGACAGTTTGTAATAGTGTCCTATGATTTGGGTGCATTTTCCCAAGATATGTCACCATAGGAATCAACCACGTATGCTTTTATATAATGATCTGAATCTGGGCAAAGAGATTCTTTAGGAAACCATGATCCTGCATTAATAGAAGCAGCAGTATCATCATCAAATCTAATAGTATTGTATATTCCACCTTGTTTCATTATATCCATAACATAATCATCAACAAATGCTTCGTAATACGTTGTAACAGTTGCCTTCTTTGTAGCATCTAAACTATTGTATTTGTCTAGATTAAAATATAAACATGAACATTGATTCCTATTACTATAATAAGATACCAAATCAAATAAAGATAGTTCGTTTCCTTGTATAATCATGATCCTAGTTCTTCTTGTGCTTTCTGAATTACCAAATTTAAAAATTCAGTCTTATCATATGCATCACTAGCACCATCAGCATCATATACTACAGGTTTACTATTTTGATATTGAATGAGAATTTGACTGAAATAATTTGTTTGTGTTACTGATTTTAATAGTAAGAAGTTTGCTATCTTATCTTTAAATGCTTTAAGATAATGAGCTGACAATGGTAAGAATTGATCATCTGTTGTAAGATATGCATTAGATGGATTCTCTACTTTGTAAATTTTGTTATAAAATTCTGGTGTTATTGGAAATTTAGTTCCTTCTGCATTACCAGAAAACTCAGGAGTACCAGTAATATCTCTCAGTTTAGTTCTATATGTAGCATAGAGTGCTTTATCATCAGCACTCAATGGACAATCACTACACATCACCCAATCAGATTCATCTAATAAGAAATTCCTTGCAAGTCTCACACTTAATGGTGTAACAGTTGCTTGTTTGGCATACATTTGTGCCAACTCTATTTGAAAATTAGTATTCTCAATAGAGTCAATTAAATAGAAACCTTCAATTAGTTTATCTTTAAGAGTAAGAGCTTTTGCATTATCAACTGCTTCCATCTCATAATCTATCCACTCATCTTTATTAGTTTTAAAGTTTCTTATATATTTTCTACGTGCAGCAATATATGTATTACTATCACTATAGTAACTAAATGTTATGAGTTTATCTTTCTCACTATCCCAATCAGGATAAAGTAAAAGACTTAGAGTGTCTTTCCAATAACTTTCTGGAATGGGTTTTGATGATCCCATGTATGATAATTCTTGTGCTATTACATCTAATTGCACTTGTAATACTGGTATTGACATTTTCTAATTACAGTCTCCGTCTTATTTAGTTAATATGCTTTAATCAAGTATTTACATGTTCTATATGGATGTATCAATGGCACATCTATATCTGGATCAATAGTTGCTTGTGGTTCAATTTTGGTGGTTGCTTTTAATGTTAATGTAGCATCACTACAACTAAGACCAGAACTATATGTAATAGAAGGTCCTGTTTCACCCTGAACATTATATGTTAATGAGTCAACATTTTGTTTAAGTATTTTACCAGCAGTGGGAACATATACTAAAGTAGACTTCTTACCATTCCACCACATAAATTCACAAATTGCAAAATGATCTGTATTACCAGCATTATCGTTTGCAGCTGATGCATTAGCACGTACTTGTTCTATCTTAAAATTAGTTCCTGATGCCTTTGCGTTCTGTGGTAATACAACAGTGTAGGTATACCATTTAGTATTACCAGAACCACCATCCCAATTAGTTCCAGAATCAACAGAGGGAACTTGTCCAATAAAAGGATCTATTCTTGATGAAGTTCTTCCTGCAATAATAGTGTCAATTAATATCCAAGTAGTAGGAGATCCAGCTGTTGAATAATATACTTGTAATGATTCTTCTGATTGATCACCACCATTTACACCATTACCTCTTGTTGCCTTAATAGAAAAATGAGTAGCATCTGTTGTCTCTACAGGCATCAACTCTACATATCTTGTTTTACCAGTTTGACTATGTGATCCACCAAATAAAAGATAATTTGTATATGTTGAGGATGATCCTGCTTGTACAGCAATACTATCAACTTTATCTGAATTACCTCCACTTCCTAGTGTTGCAGTCGCAATTGTTCCTCCACTCTTACCATTTAAGACATAAACATATGGTGTTTCAGTATATCCAGATCCACCATTAGTTACATTAATACCCGTAACTATACCATTTGTCATAACTGGTGTTGCTGTCGCACCACTTCCACCACCTCCAGTTATATAAACTTCTGGATCTGCGGTTGGAAGTTTAAATCCACCAGCAATACCAGTTCCAGCACCGTTAGTTTTGAGTGAAACATCATCAACATTTTTATCATATGATGCTGATTTAATAATATCATCTTGTGTTTCAACT